TTGCTTCGTATCGAAGACCAACTTGGTGAAGTAGCTGAATACCGTGGATTGAAATCATTCTACAACTTGAAAAAATAATCGTTGATTTAACAACGTTTCAAGCCCCTCGGATTTTATCCGAAGGGCTTTTTCTTTGTATAGGGGGCATAAAAGGGGCAAAACTTTTTAAAAAATTTTTTTCATAACTTTATCCAGTACATTGATTGCTTCATCTTTCATATTCTTTGTGACGTGGGTATAGATGGAAGTAGTCACTTCTGAATCAGAATGACCAACCCTATCCATGATCGTTTTGAGAGGGATTTTATTTTCTGCTAGAATACTAATCGTGGTATGCCTGAAGATATGTGGAGATAGATGTTTTGGAATTGGCTTTTTAAGGCGCTCATTTGCTCTTTGGAGCGATTTACTTAGAATTGAACTATGGATAGGTTTGCCAGTGTTTGTGACGAAAATACGGGAGCTCTTGTACCAATTTGGGTCAGTACTCTCACTGAGCTGGTTCAGTTCAATCATCTGATCAAGAATTTCAATCTCTCTTTTCGTTAAGTGTGTAGTCCGAAAGCTTGCAAAAGTCTTAGTCCCATCATCGTCTGGAATATATCGATTGAATGTTGTGTGGATGTCCAAGGTCTTACTATCTTTGTGATATTTGTCTAGTGTAAGACCAGCCAATTCACCCACACGACAACCATTTAAAATCATGAACTCACACGCTAGAGCATATCTAAGAGTGATATCTTTTCGATAGAGTTCTTTCAAGATAGCTTTATATTCTTTAGGTTCAAGGTATTTATCTTTTGCATCTTTAATCTGTTGTAACGATTGCTTCCTTCTAGGTAATTTAGCTTTTCTAGCTGGATTGTTTTCGATAAAACCTTGGTCGATAGCGTAATCAAAGAAGACATTGAGTACGGATTTTACACGGTATTTTTGGGTGTATGTCCACTCTTCTGTATCAAGCATCCTTTGAATCAATCGGACATCCATATTTTCTATCTTAGTGCCTTTTTCTACTTTGTCTAATATTCTATTATAGGTCGCTAACATAGTCTTATACGTGCTTAGTTTTATTTGTTTCTGGTGAAACTCCCACCACTCTGAAAAAACTGTATGAAAGAGTGCAGAAGCAGTGGTCAATTTTTGCAATACATTTTTTATTTTATCATCCAATTGCTTCTGAGCTTCCTTCTTTGCTCTTGATGATCCAGAATCAAGAGTTACAGAAACTCTTTTCCACTTCTCAGTATATGGGTCTTTGTACCGTTCAAAAAATTTGTACTTTCCGTTTGGTAATTCTTCCATCCACATTGATTTTACCTCACTTTTTTGTTAAAATGGGTATAGTAAAGAGGGCTTTTTAATGCCTTTTACTATACAGGATATCCTCACACTCAGAAGTTTGCCGACCGAGAGTGTGGGGATTTTTTGTTTACATTAAACTAAAAATAAAATGCAGTAGTGGAATTAGTAGAAAGATAAGGATAATTAGACAGCCTAAACTACTAACAACTTGCCCGCAACCTTGCATGGCTTCGCCAGCACCAGTAAGAGCGTTACCTACTTGTGTAGCCTTGCTATTTTCTACATTGCTTTCGTAATTATGGAAGATTTGTTTCACTTCCTCTGGATCATACGATGTGCCACACTTTGGGCATTTGATAGTGTGGTAAGTCAAAATGATATGATTACCACAATGATTACATTTTATTTTTAATTTAGTGTTTTCCAAATCCATAATAATCTCCTAACTAATCAGTAATATGTAAGTGTAGATAATATGTCAAAATGGAAGCTCTTCGCTCTCCTTTTTTTCAATATCCCAACTCTTTAATAAGCCTTGAAAAAAATAAGATGACTTACCGCCACAATCGGGACAGTATCGAGAATTTCCCGCTAATGATTTGCCACAACCTTTTTCTAATTGTTCTTGTATAGGGATCAAATGCCCCCAAGCATCATAATTATCTCCGCAGTCTCCTAAACAAATATTTCTTATATAAATACCGCAGACATTACAAAATACGCAACCGTTCAATTCCTCATTCTCACATCGAGGACAGGAGTTTGGTAAGCCATCTTCATCCAGGTTATATTTATAATAGCGCATACGTTCCTCTTCTCTTTCTCTATTATCTAAGTAAGCATCTAACGTACTAGATCCTTCATGTTGTTCCGCAGAACATATGTGACAATAATTAGATTTTCTATTGATTTTGCTGTAACAAATTTGGCAAATCCTTGTTGATTGAGAGGTGTCGATATATTTTGCGAAACGATTCTCAACGTTATGTCCATCCTTAACAAGACCGAAACTACTCATAGATTTCAAATTGCCAATGACATAATTCGCTACAGAATATGAAACTTGAAAAACAGTACGAATAAAACGAGTATCCATTCGATGGAAAAACATATTATAGTTTCCCAATACGGGGAACGGGACGAGCAAATGCTTTGCAAAAAAATTAGCTTCTTTTTCAAAAACGTTGTACTCGTCCTCTGTTAGATTATATCGAGACAATATAGTTTTTTCTGTCTTCTCGTTATGTTTCAGTACATAATGCCCTAACTCATGAGCAATAGTAAATCTAATTCTTTCTTTGCTTGTTACTGTATCGTTATAAAGCAGTATATAAGTATCCGTCACCGTCTGATACCACAAAGCGCCGTCTTCACTTTGTAAAAGTTCACAAACCTCTTGTAATTTAAGCTTCCTATCATGAGCGAACCTTGTGTATTTTATCAAATGGAGATTATCAATCTTATTTACAATGTCTAAAAGGTTAATTGGCAAACGACCATTGCTATATCTGTCTAAAAAATCATAGGCCGATTCTTTAATTTTTTTGTAATTGATATTGTTAGAAATTGTGATCGTCTTCGTCACCTCCACCCAACACATCTTGAAATGTCAGTTGCATTAATTGGATCAATCTCTCTTGATCTTCAACACTTAAAGATTTAGCCTTGCGCTGAATCGCTCTAAATTGAGGAGTTTCAGTTTCATCTTCTGACGGTTTAGATAAATCTTTTGTCATTAATTCAGATAGTGAAATATTAAAGATTTTGGCAATATCGTTTAATACCCCAGCTTTCGGAGTATATTTCCCTTTTTCCCATTCACTAACGGAAGAGGAGCTTTTTCTACCTAATCTGTTAGCTAGGTCAATCTGCTCCATTTTATATTTTTGACGCAAAAGCTTAAGATTGGAAGCAAAATAGTTTTGTTTTTGTTCCATGATGCGAAATCTCCTTCTTGTTTCCTTTACTATATAATATCACTTTTTCCGAACAAATACAAATAAAAAAAGAAAAAAATTTCGAAAAAAATGAAATAAAAGACTTGACTTCAGAAAAACCGAAGTGTATAATGGAATCAAGATCAAGAAAGGAGCTGTAAATGGCAAATACACTAAAAACATTGCGCCGATTTCGAGGGATGACGCAAGAAGAGTTGGCAAAAGAGACAGGCATTACATCTCGGACTATCATGAGTTACGAGAATGATGTAGAGAAACTCCGAAAAGCAAGCTATGACACAATTGATAAATTAGCAAATGCTTTGAGCGTTTCTGTCGATGATATTTTTTTGGATGACGTTTCGGAATTTCTGAAATTACCGAATTAGAAATGAATAACATGGAATTACAAATTATTAACGAGCAGGAAGTTCTCGGTAAACACTTCACAGTATACGGTACAGCGGATGAACCACTGTTTGTTGCAAAGGATGTAGCTGAATGGATTGAGCATAGCAATCCTACAGAAATGTTAAAGTCAGTAGATGAAGATGAAAAGCTGACCTCAACAATCCTTAGGGCAGGTCAAATAAGAGAAGTAAATCTCTTAACAGAGAACGGTCTCTATGAAGTTCTTATGCAATCTCGTAAGCCACTGGCTAAAGAATTCAAAAAGAAAGTCAAAGAAATCTTGAAATCAATTCGCAAGCACGGTCTGTACGCTATTGATGATTTGTTGGACAATCCTGATATGGCAATCGCAGCACTTCAAAAACTCAAGGAAGAACGTCAATTACGTTTACAAGCACAAGAAGAAGTGGCTCAAAAGAATCAAATTATCCAAGAGCTTCAGCCGAAAGCGACATACTACGACTTGGTCTTGCAAAATAAAACACTTGTACCGATTTCGGTAATCGCTAAAGATTACGGAATGAGCGCTACGAAGCTGAATAAAATCTTGCACGGACTTAAAGTGCAGTACAAGCAAGGTAGCACATGGCTGTTATATCAAAAATATGCTAGTAAAGGTTACACACAATCTAAGACACATACGATTGATGCCGATTGTAGCAAGATGCATACATACTGGACGCAAAAAGGTCGCTTATTCATCTATGACTTGTTGAAGAATAAGAAAAATATTTTACCTTTGATTGAACAAGAGGAGGTAGCATAAGCGTGCCACGAGCGAACAGTTTTATTCTTCAGGTTATTGAAGATTACGGGATTGAGTAGGAGGACGATATGAATGAACTAGAAAGAACAGCCCTCAATGAAATATTGAGGACCGTGACATATATAGCTGAAAAGTTGGATGAATTAGATTCTAAGATTTCTTCGAGCGATTCACAAGCTCTTGAGCATCAAGAAAATTGAGTTTCATTTCCATGTAGTGAATAACTCCATGCAGGTAGTTCTTTAGGTCTTTAAAGTCTTTGTCAGGGTTGTTTCTGTAGTAATGACCTTCATCATTACCGATATAAGCAGATGCAAGCGCAAATGTTTTAAGGTCTTCATCCTTGATATATTTTTCAATAACTTGTTTCAATGACATTTTAATGATTTTATCTTCGTCATCAGGATTTGTAACAATAGAAAAATCTTTAACAAAAAACTCAAGAGCCTTTCGATATCCTATACCTGCAATGTGGCCTAATTGTTCATGTTCAGCTTTCAGGGCTTGGACATAGATTTGTTTACCAATTGGAGAAACTATCTCTACATCTTCAGATATAGGTATATCGCTTGGTAGTTTAGGAATTACTTTGATATGTTCGATTTCGTAGTTTTCGGTGTAGTTATTGATTGAATACCTTGTAGCTATAAACTCCTCTGTCCAGAAGTGCTTACAACCTAAGCATCTAAATGTTAATACTAAGCTTGTTTTATTTTCTCTGAGATCAAAATAAGAAGAGTTCACAAGATCTGGATTAGTTGGTTTTTTACGATTTGGACAGATATCTTCTACGGTTACAGGTCTAGAAATAGAAGAATTTATTTTCGCTTGAAATATCATAAAATTTCTCCAATCAAATTATTATCTTTATTATATCAAATTTAGAAAGGAAAAAGCGTGTGAACGAAATTACTTTATCAAATAATCTATCTCAGATAGAACTTGAAATCAGCCATCACAAGCAAATAGCTGGCCAGTCAATTTGGGAAATCGGCAGAAGATTGAACCATGTGAAAGAGAATGATTTGGCACATGGTCAGTTTGGGAAATGGCTTGACAAAATTGGGATCCATTATCGAGAAGCAAACAGAATGATGACAGTTGCTAAACAACTTCCAAATGTGACAACGTTGTCAGATTTGGGATCTTCGGCTCTTTACCTCATTGCAACCCTTCCAGAAGAAGAAAAGCAAGAACAGATCCAGCGGATCGAGGACGGTGACACTCCGACTGTTCGAGAGCTTCAGGAAGTCAAGAAGAAACTCAAACTCAGCCAACAAGCGAATGAACTTCTAAAGGACGAAAACAGCCGTCTAAAAGAGGCTACAGTCAAGGAAGTTGTGAAAGAAGTTGAAGTTATCCCAGACGACTATCAAGAGGCTATCAGTCTTAGTAAAGAGCTGATGAAAAGCAACAAAGCTCACGCTGATCGGAATGCTTTTCTTGAGAAGCAACTTAGCCAGCTATCAGAGCAACGTGAAAAGGCTGCCAAATATGATGATATTGCACGAGCTATTGAGCAAGGGCAAGGTCAGCTTAATGAGCAACAAAAGGAAATTGCTAGCACAAAAGAAGCCATAGCCTTTTTGAAAAAAGGAAATCAATTCCTTGCAAATTTTGGTGGTGTCGCTTACTTAGATATTCAATCAGTTTTGCCCAAAAATGCTCAACTAAGAATGGAGGTAGAAACATTTGCTACACAGGTAAAAATATTACTGGATGATGTTAACACCATCTTAGGACAATCAAAAAATGAAATTTTAGAAGGAGAAATCTTATGACACAAGAAATTATCGGCCAAAGTAAGGATCACAATAATCAACTCAAAGAAATCAATGTAATGCGCAAAATGCTTGATAGCATTGAAAATCATGAGGAACGTATTACCAATCTTGAAGATACAATGCGGGTTAATGCGGTTCAAGAAACGGTCTTAACCGAAGAAGTAAATAAAATTGTTGTTGGATTCCTGAACGGGAAGCAAGCACCGGCTTATCAGGATAGATCAATCCGAGGCCGTGCCTATTCGTCGATTAATAAGGACATTCGAAAGCAGTTTGGAGTCCGTCGCAAAGAAATCCCTGCCAAAGAGTACCAAAATGCAGTTATTTTCATCAGACAATGGCAACCAGACTTTGAGTTACGGCAGGAAATCCAGACAGCGAACGCAATTCGAGCATAAAAAAAGCACCTAACACAAGTCAGGCGCTTATCAAAATATTCACTTACAGTATAACACAGAAAGAAAGGAAAATCCATGCCTAAAGCAGAAATCACTTACAAGCCAGTAGGAATTAACGAAAAAGCGACTCATGGAGATTATATACATCTTTGCCAGATGTGGGAAGGTCTCACAGTTGGAACTGCAAAAGTCTGGGCCACTGAGATGCGAGAGCATCCTGATTTTAAGCAATTCATTGATAACCCGACACATAAGATTGTATTTATCGACTACGAAGGTTTTCGCATGTTTGTCAAATGGAAAAGTCGCAATCGCTATCGTGCGAAAAAAGAAACACTAGCAGAGATGCTAGAAAATCTAAAAAAAGAAAAACTGTTAGGAGTATAAAATGCTAGAACCATCATTGACAAGCCAGCTTTTAGGTGCTGGATCAATCGCAGTTAGCTTCTTCATAGCGGGATTTATGACTTGCTACTTTGAAGTCAAGAAGAAGGAAAAAGAACAACGCAAGCAAGCTAAGATCTTAGAAATGCTTGAACTTAAGGAAGAATACGAGCAAGAAGTCAAGTCAAGCGTATGGGATGACTTGGCAGAATATCGCAAGCATTCTGTCAGCGACAACGATTTTAAAACTTGCTAAGAGGTGACTGACATGACCATAGAAGCAATGCACGAAGCAATCAAGCCCCTTTTAACAGATGCACAAGCTACACGGCTGGAGCGTCTAAAGATGGCTAGCCGGTTGAAGTACGAGACTGAGGTATTTGAGTTGCATGAGAAGTTGATGGAAGGAGATTAAATGGCAGTAAATAGACGATATTACTGGTTACAACTCAAAGAAGACTTCTTCAAATCAAAGGAAATGAAGCTGATGCGGAAATTGCCTGGAGGGGAAGAGTTGACCATTATTTATCTGAAAATCATGCTGGCCAGTCTTCCAGACGAAGGAAAAATCTATTTTGAGGGTTTAGCTGAAGATTTAGCTGAAGAACTAGCTTTACTGATTGACGAAGATACTGAAGCAGTCAGAATGGCGCTCATGTTTTTATTAAAGAAAAATCTACTGACTACAAATGATAATTATCAGTTCACTTTGGAGCAAGTTCCAGAGATGATAGGTAGCGAAACAGCAAGCACCCGTAGGTCTCGCAAGCACCGAGAGGGTCAAAAAGCGTTGCAATGCAACACCGATGCAACAAAACGCAACGGAGATATAGAGATAGATATAGATATAGAGAAAGATATAGACCTAGACCAAGAACAAAAAAATGCAGTTGGTGGTGAAAATTTAATTTTTAAAAAATTGAAGGAAGCCTTCGGAGAAATGAGTGTGAATGGCACTATGGTTGAAGAGGTTGAAAGACTACTTAAACAGTACGGACAAGAACTTGTAGTTTTAGCTTTAAACGAAACGATCCTAAATGCAGGTAAGTCTCTTAGATATACTATGTCAATCCTCCAACGTTGGGACGGCCAAGGATTGAGAACGGCTGGACAGATTAAGGCAGCCGACGAAGAATACGAACGGAAGAAATTTAACAAAACTAAAGTTGGTTCTTACGGGGGTATTCCTTCTTGGTCCAATTTAAGGCCAGAGAATAAGAAAGAACCAGAGTCGGAAATGTCTGACGAAGAATATGAAAGACGGTTAAAGGAGTTTCTAGCCAGTGAATAAAATTGATTTTAAAAAAGTTAAGACTGACAACAACCTGTTCCGTGAGTTTGAACGGTTTATGAAAGAACGCTTTAACACACAGATCACTAAGCGACAGTATGTAGAGTTTATACAGACTTGCGCTAGTGGCGATGGTTATTATCTCAATCCATTTTATATGTGTGCGTGGCTACTCAAGAAGCCTGTACAAGTGATTGAGGACCGATGGTATCAGAAAAAGGAGAATGTGCATGTTTCCATTTGATTATGACCGGGACCGTTTACAGCCAGAACCAGAGCGTGAGACCCGTGATCCTGATGATTGGGTATGCGTAGGTGGACGCTGGGTATACATAGGAGACGAGTGATATGGAAGTAAATTGTCATGATGATGCGTACTGGCGCAAGTACTATGAGAGACTTTGCCACAACCTGGGCGAAATCGTAGACGAACAGCAAGACAAAATAATCTCGCTAAGCAAGAAAAACAGCCGTTTAAAGCGTGAAATTTGGAGTATGAAGAAAACACAAAGGAGAATAAGATGACGAATATACCTTCAAACAAAGGGCAAAGTTATATCAGAGTTGAAATATCGCCGAAACAAAAAGAATTAATCGGAGTTTTATCCGAGATTGAAGGCTCTACGCCGGGAGACTTGCTGAACAGAGTAGTCGAGCGATTTATCGACAGCAATCTAGGGCTTATCGATGATTATAGAAACAGTTTGGACAGCTTGATGCAAAATGCTAGACGCAGACTGTCAATGAAGATTTAAGGAGAAGAACAAAATGGCAACGCTTTATGAATTGACTGGAATTTATCAACAAATCTATGACATGGACATGGATGATGAAACTAAACAAGACACGCTAGAGAGCATTGACTGGACGGAGGACTTTGAGAACAAAGTGGAGGGATATGTCAAAGTTATTAAAAACCTTGATGCAGATATCGAAGTCCGTAAAAATGAAATTGACCGCTTGAAGAAGTTGAACGATGCTGACAAGTCGAAGAAAGAGCGAATGAAAATAGATCTAGCGACTAGCATGGAATTGACTGGACATGAAAAAGTTGACACCACGCTATTCAAGGTGTCATTCAGAAAATCCGAAGCCGTGGAAGTGGATGACTTGCTTCTTCCAGAAGCCTACAAAGTTGCAACGTGGAAAGCTGATAAGGAGCGCTTGAAAGAAGATTTGAAGAATGGACTTGAAATTTCAGGCGCTGAATTGGTGAAGCGTAAGAATTTAAATATTCGGTAAGGAGACGGTATGAATAAATCAGAAACAATAACAGAGTTGAGCAAGGCTTTTGCTAAGACTCAAAAAGAGATGAAACAGCCTTTAAAAGATGCAAACAATCCATTTTTCAAAAGCAAGTATGTGCCACTTGAAAACGTGGTGGAAGCAATCACAGAGTCAGCAAGTAAAAACGGGCTATCATTCACACAGTTTCCATCCAGTGATGAAGCTGGCAATGTGACAGTAGGAACTCTTGTCATGCATGAGTCGGGCGAATGGATTGAATACGATCCAATCAAGATGAAGCCAGTCAAGAACGACCCGCAATCAATCGGGTCAGCAATCACTTACGCGAAACGGTACGCACTATCTGCTATCTTTGGGATCACAAGCGACCAAGACGACGACGGCAACGAAGCGACGCAAGCAAAGAAGCAACCAACAAAGAAGGCTAGTGACCCAGTGATTTCAGTGGAACTAGCAAACAAGTACCTGAAAGAGATTGCTACTATTGCAGAAACAAAAGGGAAAGAAGATGGTTCTATCGCTAAATGGTTTTTGCAACATTTAGGAGTTGCAGACTACAAGCAGATTAAACAATCGCAAGTAGAACAAGCAGAAATGCTATTAGGAAAATTGAAAGGATAAAAGATGGCTTTTAAAATCGTCGACACTTACAACTATAGGCAGTTGTGGTGGCTAGATAAATTATTGATAGGTCATAAGGGATATATCGCTGGCGGGTGTTTCAAAAACATTTTCAACAACGAAAGAGTGAAGGATGTCGATGTTTTTTTTGAAAACAAGGCAGATTGCTTAGAGGCTATTTCTTACTATAAAAAGGAAATAAAAGAACATCCAAATAATTGGCGATTTGTTTATGAAAACGAAAAAGTTTGGTCTGTATATTCAAATAAAGAGAAAGTGAGACTTGAGCTTGTGAAGAGCATTTTTGGGAAGCCAAAACAAGTTATTTCTGAATTTGATTTCACAATAACAAAATTTGCTTACTACAAAAATTACGACAACTTGGACGAAGATGATTATATGGCTGTTTTTGAAGTCATATTTCACGAGAACTTCTTTGAGC